TCCCTCATAACTTCTTTCTATATAAGACTCATCTTCTAAAGATATAAATCTTAGCTTTCCAGAAATTCTTGTGTGTGTTGTTTTACCATCTATAAACTTTGTAGAAACCTTTACATCCTGGGGAGCCAGAATAATTTTGTTTTGTGCCAGGGGCAAAGAAAATGCCTGGACCACAGACTCAATGCCTCTGTAGTTATAGTTAGCGAATTTATTCTTTTGTGTTTTTGCTATTGGATTTGCAAGCATATGATCTTGAACATTTGCCATAGCTGTATATATTTTTTTTACTGTCATTTTGTAAACCTCCACCTGGAATTATACATTTGTAAACATTAAATGCAATTATTTCTTTACATTTCTTTTGTAATAATTAATAATTCAAAAACTAGAGGGAAAGTTTATGTCAGTAGAATATATTACGAAGGTTATAAAGATAGATGTTACGCCTTCACAAAAGCTCATTTTATTTGTGCTTGCTAATTATTCAGATGAACACGGCAGATCATACCCATCACACAAAAAATTATCAGAGATTACTTGTTTGTCATTAACAGCAATCAAAGACAATTTACAGAAACTTAAAACCATGGGGCTGGTGGATTGGGAAAGAAAAAATAATACCAGCAATACATACACACTCCAGGTAGAGCCGTTAGGTGGCTATCAAACGCCACCAGGTGGCTACAATACTAAAGAGTATACTAAAGCTATATATATTTTAGATTTAGATAAAATCAATGAGATATATAAAAAGGTTTGTACTAGTCCGTATTACAAAAAAAGTGCGAACACTTTTACAGCTGAGAGAAGATGGAAGGATCTTAGAGATCTTGGTAGAAAAGGTATAGTTTCTCCCAAGACTGGTAAAAAAATAGATCTTGCTTCAGATGAGTTCTGGAAAAAATATTTTGACATAGCAAACTCTGAGGGACACATCAATCATTTAAGGGGATTTATGAAAGGCAAACCTGATCTAAGAACCTTGCTATCACCAAATCAATTTAATTCAATTATAGAGAGGAAATATGGCTGACGACAATGATATTTTTATAGGTTCTTCTGGTCCAGTTTTTACAACCTCAGCTGGGAATGTTTCATTTGTTAATACATCAACTACCGCTTCAAGCACTCTCACAAATCAAGGTACGGATCTTGTTAGAGACCTGAAGATGCATATAAGAAAGCTTGAGAATGATCTTGCCCTGGAAAGAAATCAAAACACCGTTTTGCTCTCTGAGATAAATGAACTTGAAAATAAACTCTCTAAATTATCCGAAAGAATTGGACTTGATGCTTTTAGCGACAAAGAATTAAAAATTATTTTGAGCAAAATACATCCAGATAAAAACGGTAACAAAGAGTCATACAACGAGCTTACAAAAAAAATTAATTTATGGAGGTCTAAATGAGTTTAAATGCAGTAGCAGAACCATCATTTGAGTTAGAGGAAAATGTTATAGGATCTATGATCTTAAATAAAAAATGTTTTGATAAATCTATTGATAAAGGTTTACAGCCCGAAGATTTTAGTAAAGTGTCTTTTCAGAAATGTTACAAGATCATGGTTAGGAAGCAGACACAAGACATTCTTTTGCTTAAAGATCTTATGAACAATGATAAAGAATGGGATGATATTAGACTAGCAACGGTACATTGTATAACTCATACTGGTTTTGATCATTGGCTAAAACTGTTGTTTGAAAAAACAGCTGACAGAAAAATGATAAACCTGGCAAAGAAAATACCAGAGATAGTTAGCCAGGATCTTACTACTGAAGAAAAGCTTGATGCAGTAAATCAATTGCTTGTAGATAATAAGGTTACAAAAAATATAGGATCTCCACAGAAAGCAGAAGACATTTTAAAGAATGTTGAAACAGAACTTAAAAACACAGAAAACATACATAGAAATTTAATTAAAACTGGATTCCAGGGCATAGATAAAAGGATTAATGGTTTTAAAAAAGGAGATCTTATTATTGTGGCAGGCAGACCAGGCATGGGTAAAACTACTTGGGCATTGAACATAGCAACTCAAAATATTTTAGCAGGAAAAACTGTGCTGGTTTTTAGTTTAGAAATGACTAACGAACAACTTATGAAAAAAATTATTTGTTCTCAGTCTGGGCTGGCTATGGATGTTTTATTAACAGGAGACTTAACAAAAAATCAATGGACTGACTTCCATGCGGCAAAAGAAAAAATAGAAAAATCTAACTTGTTTGTTTATGACAAGTCACCAATAACTATTGAAACATTAATTAACAAGACAAAAACTATACAGGCTGTACAGGATATAGATCTTATTGTCGTTGATTATTTACAGTTACTTATGACTTCTAACAAGGCACCAAGCAACTCTGACTCCAGGGCTGCTTCAATGACCTACATATCAAATCTTCTGAAGGGGCTGGCTAAAGACATTGGTTGTCCGCTTATCAGCTTGAGTCAATTAAACAGGGGTGTGGAGGCTCGAACAGATAAACGACCAGTCCTTTCAGATCTTCGTGATTCTGGAAGCATAGAACAAGATGCTGATATGGTTATAATGTTATACAGGCAGGAATACTATGATTCCTTAAACACAGGATTAGCTGAGGTTATTATTAGAAAAAATAGACTTGGCGAAACTGGTGAATTTGAACTTGCTTTTGATGGATCTAGATCAAGATTTTTAGATCCAGAGGAGGCTGCATTCGGGAGAAAAGAAGATGGACCAATCTGAAAATTATCATCAACAGCTCAGAGATATCGCACCAAAGATATCTAAAACTAAATTAAATGTTTTACAGGCAGAAGCAAAACTTAAAAAAGTTTTTTGGCAACAACTTTGTATTGCAAAAGATGACGGAGAGCGTAGTTACAATGCACAAAAAGCAAAAGCAGAAGCATCAGATTCATATCAAGAAATGTGGTTTGAACTTGCAGCTGCAAAAGCAGGCTTGGAAGCATTAAAAATTGAAGAGCAAGCAGTTAACATGGACTTTGAGGAATGGAGGACAAGAATGGCAAACTTAAGAGCAGAGAGGAGTAGATAT